AAAAGGGGGCCGAAGCCCCCCTCTCATTAGGCGTTGGCGTTGACGACCACCGCAAACGCTTCCACCACACAGTTGGCCGGAACCGCCGTGTTGAGCAGAAGGTCAATCGTGTCGGCAGACACAATCACCGAGGGATTGGCAAGATCCGTCGCCTTCAACCCAGTGCTGTTCGACGCAACCGCGCTGGCATAAGCAGCCACCGCGTACGGCGAAGCTCCGGTGTAACCGAAGCTGAACGTCGCCGTGGTGTTGGTCGTCTCAGCCGACAGGACAACGAGCCCCGCACTGAGGACAACCGAACCAGCAGGCAAAGAGATCACCTGCATGGTATCGGCAGCCGCAAGCGCCGTCGCCCCAGCCGCAGTACGCGCCGCAACGATCTTGGCGAAGTCGAGCACAACGGAGAACTTGGAAATGCCATGGCCATCGGGGTACGCAGCCGTACCCTTGTTAAAGCCAAGCGAGTCAGTATAAGCAGCCATAATGATTTACTCCTAGATCAGAACGAGACGACGGCCTGAGCGAGCGACTCGCCCTTGACAACCTGATAGCCGTACACCTGCAGGCCACGGATGATGTTACCGAAGGTCGATTCAGAACGAATCGTCTCCATGTTCGTCATCTGCGACGCGAAGGTGAAGCCCATCTTGGTACCAGCGATAACGCTGTACTTGCCAGACGAGACGTTCAGGTTGTGGCTGACATAGATCGTGAAACGATCCACCATGCCAAGCCGACCATTACGGAGCATCGAGGTGCCGTCGCCCGAGAGCGAAGCATCCTTCAGTTCCGACTTCTTGATCAGGTTAGCCATCTTGGCCGGGATGACAACGAACCGACCCTGTTCGGGGCAGTTGGCTTCATCCAGCACCGTGCCGAGGTCAACAAGCAGATCCACAACCGGGGTCGTGCTGCTGGCACCGTCCTTCGTCACGGTCAGCGGAGAGCCGGTCGTGCCGAGGTTGAACGAGGCCGACTGTTCACCAGCCGTTGTGCCCTTGTTGAACGCGGAGATTCCCGGGAGAATATCGGTCAGCACGCGCTGGTCGATCTTGATCTTCATACGCTCGGAAGCGTCCTTCGACCAAGTATCCATCAGGTTGATGTCGGACTGCACCTTGTCGATGTCGTCCTCGACGCAAGCGAAGTACTCGCCCTTGTCGATGACAAGCTGGATCTTCGGCTTGTCCGGGTTTTCGACCGTCAGGGTCTGGCCCTTGACGTACTCACGGATGGTGATTTCCGGGGTCGTACGGATGTTCACCGTATCGCCGTACTGGCGGATTTCACCTTCGTAGTCGGTATTCGAGATCGCTGCGAGCACGGTGGCATCGTAGAAATTCTCGATCATCTTTCCACTCCAGATTTCCGGAATGAAGTTGCCGCTGTAATTCGGGCGGCCCGGGGACACAGGATAAGACATGTTAGAATTCCTCTAATCAAGCATTAAATTGGATACGATTTTCCCGCTGTGCAGCGAAAATATCGCGTTCAGTGCGAGAGCGATCCTGCTCCCTGCCTTTGTACTTCCCAGCGCGAACATCGTTAAAGAACTTCTCGATATCCGCAGGAGTATACATACGTCCTTTGCTGGACTGCGCGGTACCGGCGCTACGCGAGCGACCGGGGGAAACCTGCTTTTCCAACTCAGACGAAGCCGGGGGAGGAGCACGCTCGACGGGTTGAGCAACAGAGGCTTGTCCAGATTTCTCAAGCCATGTCCGGAAGAAATTCGCTACCCGGCGGGCATCAAGTGCTCGCTGGGCATCTTCCAAGTACGTCTGACGAGTGATGCCCGTCAGAGGATCAACATCAAGCAACCAAGACTGGAAATCCTGATCGTCGTTGATCTCTCGCCAGTTCGACACTGCTTCGCTCAGATCAGACCAGAATCGCTGCTCGACAGACTGCTGCTGGTGCTTGGCAACCGCTTGAACCTGCGGAACCACATTGGCGTGCATCTGCCTGAGAACGTCCTCCATCTGTGCAAGGCGGGAGAAGAGCGGGTTAAGCTCCTCACGACTGACCCTGCGCATCACATCGAGTGACTCACCGTATTCCTCAACATCCTTGTCCGACACCAGTTTCTCAACCGGCTTGGCAGGACTTGAAGCGGCGGGCTGCTGCGATGAGACGGACGACAACAACTGTTCCATCTGCTGTATGCGCTGCTGCATTTCCCGATTCTGCTGGTGCAGTCGGGGAACTTCAGCGTTGTACATGCCCTGCAGAGTCTTGTACTTCTGCAGGACGGTTTCTTCCGGGACTTTATCATCCCCGACTCTCTGCTCAACTGCCGGGGAAGGAGCAGCTTCATCCGAAACAGATGGCGTGTCGGCAGGCGAGGAAGTGCTCGCAGCAACTTCAGGCGCAGGAGAAGCGTCGGCGGTTTCGCCCGAATTCTCCCCGTTAAGCTGCTTGTAGAGTTCCTGTACAGCCGCAGTCTGTTTACGAATTTGCTCTGGAAGGGCCATGTGAACGCTCCTTATCGGTGTGCGTGATTAGACGGCGAGCGTTATTGCTTTGCCGCTAGGGCAGGGGAATTTTTGGCGAACTTGCATAGTTCACCCAGTACTTGGCAGCGCCCCTGTAACACTGCCGTACCGCTGATTGCGCTTGGAAGTTGCTCCAATTCATGGAGTCTCCAACCTTCAAGCCACTCCAATAGCTCTGGGTACTGACGTACCATCACAGCCATTGCTTTCACGATATTGGGCTCGGGCTTAATCATGCTGCCCTCCCACTACCGCGATTCATTACCATATTGGCTTCCATTCCGCCCTTGGCCTCGCCTGCGGGGTTAGTAGGGGCGGGTTGCCCCGGTTGCATTTGCTGGTCCGCAGCGGCCATCGTAGCTTGCATCTTGCCTTGGTATTCAACCTTCTCGACGGACGGGACGATCTCGTCCACGGGCATCTGGAGACCCTTGGCGACTTCGCGGAGAAGCGCCGCTCGTCCAGACTTACCGACAATTTCAATGTCGAAGGGATTCGCCGTCGCATTCAAGAACTCAATGCGGCGAATGTTGACCGTCTCCTTGACTGCCAGATTGATGGCACCCTTGGCGACAACCTCAACGTCACCCTTGATCGACTCATCAGCGTCGTAGCGCATGTTGTAGACAAACTGCCGCTCCACGACCGGCTTGATGATGCTGGTGTCGATGTGCATGACAACCTGCCGGATACCCTTGCCCGCAGCGCCCATGAGCATTGAGAGGCCGGACGAAGTACGCCCCGCACCTTTCACATCAAGATCACCGTAGACGTATGCAGGGATACCGGAGTGATCGTCAGCAAGGCGGCTGAACTTCTCATACACGGCAACAAGTTCAGACGCCCGTGAATCAGGCTGCGTGAACCGAATTGCCGGAGCGCTGGACCCAAGCGGGTCGTTCGTTACCTGCCAAATCTTCCACGGTGAAAGCTGGGTGATGTCCTCGTTGGGCGGAATGCGCTCAAGGTTGACCTCAACCTGTGGGCCAGACGAGATGCCCATGTTGTTGACAAGGGCGCGAGCAGCAGCGTTGCAGACTCCCTGCAGATCCTCAATGATCTCCGGGATACCCTTACCCCAGAAAGCTCCGGGGCACTTGATGAACGACGCCTTGGCATAGGGCTTCTCGCCCAGCGGGTCATAGTTCAGCACAGCCTTGATGACCATGTTGCCGACAAGCCATACGTTGGCGTCGTACTCACGGGCTGAATCGGGAACTTCTTCCTCGGTCATGCCCCATTCGATGAGCATCTTGCCGCTGACCTTGCCCCAAAATTCAAGCGCATCGAACTCGGTAGTGGGCCGCATGTACGAGTAGTACTTGCGTTCCTCTTCGTTCTTGATCAGCTCAATGTCTTCAGAGATCCAAGACTGTCCGTTGCCGATCTCAAGCACTTTCCGGATGGCATCGTCGTCGTACCCGGGGATACCGATCATGTCGGAGAGATCCATCCTAGATAGGCGATGGTGCTCGAAAAGGTACCCTTCGTTGATCTTTGAGATGCCCGGTTCCGGGTAGATACGGAACGGATCAACGCGCTCAAACTCAGGTCCGAGACGTTCAATGGGCTCTACAACTGTCTGTCCAGACGGAGTTGTCTTCCATCCAAGAGCACGCTGCCTACGGACAATCGGCCCTTTGATGAACGCACAGGGGTATGTAACCAAGTCAGTGATGAAATCGTCAAAGGCAGCTTCCCAGCCACCCTGAACAAACTGGTCTTGGATCTTGACCTTCATCCGGTCTGCACGCGCCTGTGCAGTTCGCAGAAGGCTGAACCGGTACTCCTGCGCAACCATCTCGCGCAACTCCTGCATCTCCTTACGGTCAGGAGCTTTACCGACCTCCTCAACAATCTTGAGGACGCGCTCTGCAAACTGCTGCTGAAGCTCTGCATTCTCGGTAGGAGACAGATCAGGAATCGGGGTGGCTTCAAGATCCCAAGGAGGCGTACCTGAATCAAGCAGAATATCGCGCAGCCAACTCTCGGCTGCACGGCACTTGACCTCAGTGATCATCATGTAGACTTCAGACCCGCCCTGCATGCGAATCTGCTTGAGCTTGTCAGCCTCGTATTCTCCACTGCGCTGCCGCAGTGCGCGAAGCATCTTGTACTCAATAGGCTTCTTGGCCATCTGGGAAACGTCCCAGCATCCACGCAGGTACGCGGCAAGGCCGAGGATAACCGGCTGGTTCTGGCGGTCCTGCAACGCACGGTCAGTTGCTTCCTGCTCTTTGCGGGAAAGCTCCGTGTTGTTGACAACTCGCAGAAATGTAAGTCCGGCCATGATCTATTGCGCCTTACCCTGAGTAACCACTTGCAAGTAGCTTACCAACTTTGCTCCCATGGGAGAGCGGCCAAGTAGGCTGAGAACCGGCAAATGACCCGGTTATGGGTCCAGTCGCAGGACGATACCCCGTGAACTGTGCGCCAACATTCACCGGAGCCTTTGGCACACTTGGCGGCGGTGCTTTCGTCACACACACGGATGCGCTTGGTTCGCTCGTTTCGGTAGCGGTCAAGGTCAGTACGCGAATACAGCTTTTTCCGTAACCGACTTTCAGGGTCGAGGAATTGGTAGCCACGGTTGCCGCTGTCACCCATGGGCCTGCCTCAGAGCTTGAAAGTTCAATGCGGTAACCCGTTCGACCAACGAGAGGCGTGCCGTCTGTATTGGTGATGGAGTGATCCCATTGGACTTTGAGGTCCGTAGTGGCCGCAGTTTCAGGAAGGATCTCAATAGCAGACATCAGCGGATTATCCGCAGCGCCTTTGCTCAGGACAATACTGACCTTGCCAGCAACGGGCTTGATGTTCGTCCACTGCTCGACATGGGCAGCGTTCGCGCCCACGCGGGCGAAGACATCAATCGGCCCTCTGACCTGCCCGTTTACAGAAGCAGACCAAACCCGAGCGCCTACCCTTTGCGTATTCGGCCAAGTATCTGCGCTATGCAACCGCACGGTGTAGGTCTTGCCTTCCTCAACAGTGAGGGCGTAGGTAGCAGTCGTTTCGTACCAACGAGCGGTCTTGAAGACCTGTGGGGAGTCCGTTCCCTTGACCGTAGAAACAGTAGCGCCCCCTTCTGGTTGCCCGAGGTTAAACGTGTCCGCTGCCCAGACCACACCGGCAGGCTGCGTAACCGCAGGGCCGCCCACGTTAACTCTAATCTGTGCATTCGCCTTAGCAAGGAACAGGAACGCGGCCAGCGCAAGGATAAACACCCCGGCCTTGATTAAGGAGAACGGGTCTTTCATCAGGGCGCGCCTTCGACCGGCAGAGCCAGCCACGCAGCTTCGTACTCGTCAACGTAGTCCTGAATAAAGTCGGTCAGTTCCGTACCGACGAGCGAAGAGACTATCGTCTGGTCAAACGTGTGGTCGTCAAAAGCCGCACGAATCGTGTAGTACGGGGCGTTATCGACAAGGATAGTGTAGGTAGCCATGATTACACCGTGCGGCTGAGTTTGACTTTGACCTGACCCGCCGCGACCGCCGTCGTGTCGGTATCGCCGACCGCGCCCGTAATCGCAATGCCAAGCCCCAGAGGGAAGCGGAAAGCGTTGAATCCGGTCGGGACGGAAGCAGTGCCGGGAACTCCCGATACCGCAGCCGCAACGGTGATAATCATCTCCGGAACGTCCGTGCCTACTGTAGGCGCAGTGGCCTTGTTGTACAGTTTGACAAACGCAACCGTGGCTCCCGTGTTGGTTGCAAAGAACGCCTGTAGGCCGCTAGTACCCGTCAGAATAAGTGCGCCGTTGGTCGTTGCCAGCGAGTTCACAAAGTACGGGGTAGCCGGAGCAAGGGGTGTGCCTGCCGTGGTCACCGCTGTCACCGTTGAAACGGTAGTGACGGTGCCCGCTAGAATGGTCGCAACAACCGGGAACGCTTTGGACTGGTCCGTCGTACCCGGGTTTCGGGGGGAAACGTCAAAGCGGGTGGCGTCCAGCATGTTGACAAGGTGGATGCGCCAGTCGGTCGAGGAAGCCGGGGCAGTGGCTCCGTTCTCCACCATGAAATACAGTTTGTACTTCTTGTTGGGGTCCGGCATCACACGATCAGAAACAAACTGTCCACCCGTGTTGGTCATGAGGTTCTGGCCCCAAGCGCGGGTATTGACACGATCCCGCTCAAAGACAAGGCCGTATGTAGTGGCGGAGAGGAAGTGGGGGCCTGTGCCCGTGGCAACGGTCGTAAATCCCGTGCCGTAGGCAGCGGCAATGTTATCCAGCGTCGAACCTGCCGCACGAAGACGCAAGGCTCCGGTGGTAGCAACGGTGCCTGACAGTTCCAGCATCACCGCGTTACGGGCGTTAAGCACTTCAGCAGCCGTCGTGAAGTCGGTGCTGGTGACAAGGCCACCCGCGTCGTTAACCTCAAGGAACCCGATACGGAACGTGTTGTTGGCAATGCGCTGGCTCGCGCTAATCTGCACGCGAAGGTCAAGCGGTGCCGAGAAC